TAACTTTTGATTGAAACGATTGACCATATTTTGATAAAGTATCTACTTCTTGCATTATATTAATTTTCTACAAAGATACGAAAAATGTATGACATATACAAATTCGTTTAAAAATTTATTTTTGATTACCAATACTGATTGGTATTGTTGTTTTGGTTTATTCTTTTGTTGGCGACTTCATAATATTCTTCTGATATTTCACTACCAACAAAATTTCTATTTAACTTTATTGATACTTTAGCAGTTGTGCCACTTCCCATAAATGGGTCATAAACTAAATCGTTAGGTTTGGTAAACAATTTGATAAAAAATTCGGGTAGTTTTTCGGGATATGCAGCCGAGTGAGATTTATTACCTGCCTCTGCGGCAAGGTGTAATACATTATTTGGTAATACTAAATCTTTATTTACCCAATTTGCTCTTTTTACACCAAATCCACTACCAACGGATGACTCTTGTCTTTCTTTATCGTATTCAGTTGGATTTTCAAGTCTTGTTTTTGCCCAATCACCAATCGGAACTCTAACTTGGTCTTGATACATATTAAACTTTTTCTCTTTTGTAAAGTGTAATAGTCTTTCCCACCCATCTCTCAAACGATTTGGCCAATAACCAGGAAATGAGTTTTTCTTGTGCCACATATACTCCTCGGTCCAAAACCAACCTTGTTTTCTCATTGCAATTATAAGTTCCAAAACATAAGTGTGTCTTTCACCATCAACAACATTTTCTTTTATATTCAATATAAATGAACCTGTGGGTTTTAGTACTCGTTGTAATTCTTTACTAATCTCCAACCACCATTCTACATAACGGTCGGGGTGTATACCACCATAAGTTGTTTTTCTTCTATCAGCATAAGGAGGGGATGTTATTATCAAATCAATAGAGTTATCCTCCATTTTTTTCATAGTGTCTAAACAACTTTCATTATAGATTTTGTTTATATCCATTACCAATACTGATTGATATAAATAGGTGTCATTTCACCTACATAAGCACCCCAACAATTATATCCTAGAAAATCAACTGCTTCAGTATATTCGGTTTCATCAAATTCATGAAGGAGTTGCACCATCATTTCTTTTGAATATACCAATCTACCATCATCGGTTATACCAACAATAGCATCATCATAAAAATCAGGATTTCCATCAGGACCATCGGGTTTTAGAGAACCAAATTCTATGGCTACATCTAATATATCATATAAATTTATTTCCATTTTTTAATCAGTTATAAAATTGCCAAAAGTACCCTTTAACCAATCATTAACATCTCCAAAGTTATTTACAACTTTGTATTTAAGAAGAATTTTTAGAAAATCAATTTTATTTAATGGTTTGAGTTCTTCATTAAAACGAGTCAATACTTGCATTTTAAGTACACCACTAATATCTGGGTCTTTTAACTGCATTAGTTTTTCGTTCATCAAAACTTGTTGTTTTGCTTCAAGAATATCATTGTATAATTTTATTTTACCCTTTGTTTCAATTTTCTTTTCTTCACAAAGTTGAAATAAATCATCTACTGATAATTGTTTATCTTCAGTAATTTCTGGAAATCTTTTTACTAATGTCTTAATTCCACACCCATATATACCTGGTATATTATCTGATGAATCACCATCTAATACTCGATATAAAAGTAGATTTTTTGATTCAATACCAAATTCTTCTTTAACTACTTTTTTGTTATAAATTTTCTTTTTGGTGGGGGACCAGACGATGGTTTTATCGTTTACTAATTGGAGAAAATCCTTATCAGTAGACATAACCACCGCCTGTTCATCCTCTTTTAACAATTGAGTTGTTATATAAGCCATAACATCATCAGCTTCAACCCCATCATAAATCATTGTTGTAACCGGAAGATAATTTAGCATCTCATTTAACCAAACGAATTGGCGTTTCATGGATTCTTTTTCATCTTCATCATTCATTAAATCACTATACGCTCGATTTATTCGGAGTTTATTACCTTCTCTTTGTGCCTTATATCCCTCAAATTGTTTTTTACGAGTCTGAGACCCACCTTTTCCATCAAACACTACAATACATCTTGTTGGCTGAACTTGTCTTATTGCATAACCTATTGACCTTAGAACACCAACTACACCACCAACGTGGTCACCATCATCATTCATTGTAGGAATGGATGTCCAACATCTGATAAATGTGTTTAACCCATCGATAATCAACACTCGAGAATTCTTATGTTTATCGATATTTTGAGTGTGTTCCACTTCAACCGAGTTCAAAATGTTTTTGTAGAGTTCCTTCATTATTTGGAAAAATATTTATCAATTGCCTTTAATCTATCATCTGCATCCACCAACATTTTCAATGCATCTTCTGCATTTTGGTAAAAATCATTAGTTGAATGGTCACCGATACCAACACCAGTGTTTCCTAATAAATCTAAAGTAAGTAGAGCCTTTGCCCTATCTGCCTCTGCAGAAGTTTTTAACATTGTAATTAAATTCTTATTCATTATTTTAAAATTTAAATTAATCATCCATTCCTTCACCACCTTCGGTGATTTCCATGTTATCGATATCTAGTGTATCTGATTTGTATTGTAAGATGGTTTCTTCACAAATCTTTTTGTAAATTTGTTCTCGTAAATCATCACGAGTTTCCATCATTTCAATAAAATCTTTTGATTGGAATTTTACTTCTTCACCAGTTTCGGTATCAACATAAGAATACCAAGCACCTGCTTGTTTAACTAATTTGTTATCTTTCATAACACCCAACCAAGAACCATAGTTATCAATACCTCTATCAAAGAAAATATCAAAATCAGCAGAACGAAGTGGTGGGCCCATTCGATTCTTAACAACTTGTGCTCGTACTTTCATACCCACAATTTTGTCTTGTCCTCCTGTCTTAATCTTAATCTGTCCCATACCTTTCAATCTCAAACGAACTGATGCGTGGAATGCAAGGGCTTTACCACCAGAAGTGGTCCAAGGGTCACCAAACGGCATTGCATTCATTTTCTGTCTGAGTTGGTTAGTATAAACCAAAAGGATTTTTTGTCTACCAATCATGTTGGTAATTTTTCTCATCGCCTTTGAGATGATGATTGCCTTATCAGTAGCATATCCATCTTTTCCATAATCAGCTGCTAATTCAGTTTTAGTTGATGCTGCTGCAACCGAATCGGTTACAATAGTCACTAACTTATTCTTATCAGTTTGTCTAACTTTTTCAATGATGGTTTCGGTAAAATCAAAGATTTGTTCTACTGAATCTGCCGATACATAAAGTAGTTTAGAAACATCCACACCGATTGCTTCTAAAAATTCTCTACTTACTGCAGTTTCAGTATCAATCAATACCGCAACACCACCTAGCTTTTGTGTTTCAGCTAGGAGGTGAGCGGATAGTAATGATTTACCTGATTGTTCTAAACCAGTTACCTCAACAATTCTACCTACTGGCAATCCACCATAAGGGCGGTTAGAAATTGCAACATCCAACATTGCACATCCAGTAGATACCCATCCATCAACATTGGTGGGTGCTTCATCTCCATCGAGAAAGAAGGCTACCTTCTGATCTTTGGAATATTTATTTAGCTCATCCGCTAGGATATCCGCTAAATCCAATTCTTGTTTTTTTGCCATAAATAAGGTTTAATTAGGAATTAAATAAATCATCAAATGCTGCTTCAACATCAGTTAAAGAACTTGATACTTTTGGAGTTTCTACCGAACCACCCATATCATGGGATACCGTCTTGGTAGTAGAAAGTGTTTCTTGTGCTACTGATTTTTCACTTGATGTAGTTTGAGCTGCCTTTGTAGGGTCTAACCAACTTTCCAATACATTTTTCAATTCATCGTAAGAAAGTTCTTGATACAATTCAGTAATAGCAGTTTGTTCGTCAATGAACGCCTTTGCCTTTGCTGAATCTTCTGAAATTGGAGTTTGATTTGGTTTAACTCGAAGTGTAGTTGTTGGATACGAAGTTCCTGCATCTTCAGCAGATACATATTCTACGGTCAAATCTCTACCCGCAGTTGGGTCGGTAATATCACCATAATCAGGGTCTGCAATGTATCCAAGAATTTCTTGATATACCGTTTTACCAAATCCCCAAAAACGAACTCCTTCACCTTCTTCACCACGAACGATAACAGGTACGAAAGTTCTCAACTTAGGTTCCATTGCCTTAGCTGCCTTCCAATCTTCTTTATCACCCATTCTTTTTAGTTTTTCTGCAAACTCCACAATAGGGTCAGGTCTGCCGAAAGACATAGGGGAAAGATAAGTTTTGTTGTTGATATTGTAGTGGAAATAAAGTTCAATAAAAGGATTGTCTCTATTAAACTTGTAAGGAACGATTCTTACTTGATGCTTACCAGGAGTTGGTTTCCACAATGCATCGGTTTTCTTTTGAGTGTTTTGCAATTTGCCTAATCTAGCACGGATTGCGTTAATGTCTAATGCCATTTTCTTTTTGTTTTAAAGTTAATTAATTAATTTGTTTTATGGTTTTATTTACGAGTCTTTCCTACTCGCGGTGTGTACTTATAAGTATAGAATTTACCGATTTTCTGATACTTTTTTTGGTGTTATTTTTGAATTACAAAGATACGAAAAATAATTGATATTACCAACTATTTTGCCCACTTTCCATTTTTTACAATCTGGGCAATAATCCCATAAACAGATAAATCTTGGTAGGTATCATTGATTGATTCACCTACTGTATCACTCTGTCCCAACACAACAAGTTGTTTTAATCTTTGGATTTTATCGTTCATTCTGAACCACAATCCTGTCAAAGATAATTTAACATCTTCTTGGGTTTCCAAACTTGTTCCTACTGAAATATTACTTGGACCATAATTGAGTTGTTTTTTACAAAATAATTCGTATTGGGTATACATAATCATTTTAAACTCATCAGTCATCTCGGGGTACATATCCTCCACTTGTTGGACAACCTCTGGATTATCATATTGTACTACTCTTATATCATCTTCTTTTGGTAATATATTGAGTTGTACTTGTTTTTTTGTTTCTTGTTTTATAACCTTTCTTTCCATAATTTATTTTTCTAATACCCATCTAAGAGTATCAATTTGAGTTTGTATTTTTAATATATTAATATCGTGCAGGATATCGAGTTTCATCTCTTTTGAGAGTGCAAGTTCTAATTCTGATATTTTTATTAGAATATCTGTTTCGTTTTTCAT